ATGAGGCTGTTATGAATAGCGAACGTCGTAAGAAATTTAGAAGGTGGTTCTATGGTGCTCTCTTGCCTTGTCGTAGCGATAGCGGGATTATCCGGATGGTTGGAACTATTCTACACATGGATTCGCTTCTTGAATCTTTAATGCCACGAGACAGTGACAAAAAAACAATTACAGAAGGACTCAAGACCTATTCAATTGGTCGTTCCTTATGGAAATCAGTTAAGTACAAAGCACACAACCCAGACTTCACAGAGATCCTGTGGCCTGAAAAGAAGAGTGCTGAAGAACTTAAAGCATTACGTGAAGAGTATATCCGCCAGGGTATGCCTGACGTTTACTCACAAGAGTACCTTAACGTACCTCTTGATGAAGCGAATTCCTATTTCAAAAAGCCTGACTTTGCCGCATTGACGGTCGATGATCAGACTGCCCGTATTAACTACTACATCACTGCTGACTTAGCTATCTCACAATCCCAACAGGCTGACTACTCCGTATTCATTGTTGCTGGTGTGGATGAGAACAAGCGTATTCAGATCCGTGATGTTATACGAGACCGGCTAGATGGCCGGGAGATCGTAGACACTATTCTTGCTCTCCAAAGACTATACAAGCCAGCGGCCTTTGGTATTGAGGAGATGCAAGTCTCAAAAGCTATTGGACCCTTTCTTCGAGAAGAGATGCACAAGACTAATACCTACCTTAACCTAGTACCCCTAAAGCATGGTGGTAAGGATAAGATAGCCAGAGGACGAAGTATCCAAGCCAGGATGCGTGCCAAAGGCGTACGGTTCGATAAGAACGCTGATTGGTACCAGACACTTGAAGATGAGATGATGAGGTTCCCTAGAGACAAGCATGATGACCAAGTAGACTGTATGGCTTACCTTGGTATGATGCTTGATAAACTTATTGAAGCCCCAACCAATGATGAGGTTGAGGACGAAGAATACCGAGATGCTATGCATGAGTTCGGATACGATAGACGAGGCGCTAACGCCGTAACGGGATATTAATGAATAAACTAGAAGCTAAACTAAAACTTGAGGACGTGGTTGTATGTCCTAATATCGCAGAGCTTCTGGATAAAGATGATCTGCAGAAGATTGGTCGTGATGTATACGAAGAGTTTACTGCCGATCTAATGTCTAGATCAGCTTGGGAGAAGCGGACTGAAGAGTCCATGAAGCTAGCTTTACAGGTTGCTGAAGCTAAGTCCTTTCCATGGCCTAATGCGTCTAACGTTAAGTTTCCTCTGATTACTATTGCCGCATTGCAGTATCATGCTAGAGCATATCCTGTTCTTGTTAATGGTGATACTCCAGTACGTTGTAGGGTCATCGGTGATGATCCAGATGGTATGAAGGAACGCCGAGCTGAGCGAATTGAGAATCATATGTCTTACCAGATCCTTGAAGTTGATGAGGACTGGGAAGAGGATACTGATAGGGTCTTAATCACACAACCGATTGTAGGTTGTGCCTTTAAGAAAACCTACTACCATCCTACAAAACGTAGACCACAATCAGATTACATTCTTGCAAGAGACCTGGTAGTTAACTACTGGACTAAGTCCCTTGAACAGGCACCACGTGTTACCCACGTGCAGTACATGACCAAGAATGAGATCTATGAGCGAGTGGCTCGTGGATTGTTCTGTGAGATGACTGAAGTAACTCCAGTCTCGATTCCACAATCGAACTTGCAGTTAACACAAAACAAAGCTCAGGGTATGGAGGCTCCACAGTCTACAGACTCTAGCACACCGTACGAAATCCTTGAGACACACAAGTTCATTGACTTTGACCAAGACGGTTACGCCGAACCATACATTGTATGGGTACGTCGTGATACCAAACAAGTCCTACGTATTGTAGCCCGGTTCTTTGACCAGTCTATTGAACGTAATGACTCTGGTAAAATCTTAAGTATTAAAGCTGAACAGTACTTTACTAAGTATCCTTTTATCCCCTCACCTGATGGCGGTTTTTATGACTTGGGATTTGGAGTACTACTGGGACCCCTTAATCAAAGCATCGATACAATCATTAACCAACTGGTTGATGCTGGTACGATGTCTAACACAGCAGGTGGGTTCCTAAGCCGTGGCATTAAGATGCGTGGTGGTAATTATAACTTTGCACCTTTAGAATGGAAACACGTTGATTCAACTGGTGATGATTTACGTAAAGGCATTGTGCCTCTTCCTGTTAGGGAGCCTTCTCAAGTTCTGTTTACATTGCTTGGAATGCTTATCAACTACGGTGAGCGTATTGGTGGATCAGTTGATATTCTGGTTGGACAAAATCCGGGACAGAATACAGCAGCTGAGACAACAAGAACAATGGCTGAGCAAGGAATGAAGATTTTCTCTGGTATCTTTAAACGTACCTACAGAAGCCTTAAGCAAGAGTTCCGCAAGCTATACAGACTTAACCAATTATATCTCGAAGATGAAGTTGATTTCCAATCCGATAAGGGTGAATTCAATATCTCTGCCGATGACTATAATGGTCCAGTAAGTGATATCAGTCCTAGTGCAGATCCTAACATCATTAGTGATAGTCAGAAGATGCAACAGGCACAAGCAATCCTACAGTTAGCTACTACGACTCCTGGCGTTAACATTCGTCAAGCGCAAATCATGTATGCTAAAGCCTGGAAGGTTGCTGAGTTAGAATCATTGCTGCCGGATCCAAAAGGTCCTAATGCAATTAAACCAGCTGTACCTGAGAAGTTACAAGTTGAGCAAATGAAGTCCCAGATTAAACAAGCGGACCAACAGTTGCAGATGAAACTTGGTGTATTGAAGCTTATGGATACAGCTAAGCTGAACGAAGCTAAGATTCACAAGTTAGAGGCAGAAGCTTTACTGGCATTAGAGACAGCTGGAGGTGTTCGTACAGGACAAGAAATCCAGTTAATCAATTCCCAGATTGCTGCAATGAAAGCAAAGAACGAAGGCATTATGTCCTCAGTCGAGCTTATGATGAAGTTAACGGAAGGTGAAGACACACCGTCGGAACCAACAGGAGAGTAATTTGAGCGTTGTAACAGAACCGGAATTCCTGGACTGGAAACAACATCCGATCACGGGGGCCTTCATGAAGGCTCTCTTCAATGATAGAGAGTATTTAAAAGAGATGCTAGTAGGTGGTACAGATGACGACAGTAATGTTCGTGGTCGTATTGCAGCTGTTGGTATGATCCTTGCTCTTGACTATGAAGGTCTGATGGAAAGTTTAAGGGGAGATAGATGAGTAATACTACAGGGATAACACCTTTATTAAATCGAGTACTGATTAAGCCAATGATTGTAGTTAATCAAACAGCAAGCGGTATCATAGTCTCTACAGAGGGTATGAGTGAACGTGAGCAGTTAGGTAATACAACTGGTGAGGTCGTAGCTGTTGGCCCAGAAGCCTTTAGTAGCTATGCTGAGTGTCCTGTTAAACAGGGTGACAAAGTAATCATGGCTAAGTATGCAGGTTTAATGTACGTCGGTAAAGACGGCGCTAAGTATAGAATGATTAACGATGATGACTTGACTGGTATCTTAGATCCAGACATGGACTTAGTTGATCCACATTTAAGTAAGGGAATAAGATGAGTGATGATGTAATTGACAATCAACAAGAGCCTAACAACGTTGAACCACAACAGACTCCAAACACACCTGACTATGCTGCTGAAGCTGGCGCACAGGGTTGGGTTGCTAAAGAAGACTATCGTGGTAATGAATCTGATTGGGTAGATGCTGAAACCTTTGTCCGTCGTGGCAAAGAGATTATGCCTATCCTTAGGAAGAACAACGAGAAGCTGCTCAAGGAACTTAAAGAGGCACGTAGTATTGCTGAAGAAGCAAGATCTACTGCACGTGAGTTCCAGAAGTTCCAAAAGGAACAGTATGAACGTAAGGCAAAAGAACTGGAAGGTCAGTTAGTTCAATTGAAACAAGCAAAGCGTGATGCAGTCTCCAGTGGAGATGGCGATCGTGTTGTTGAGATTGATGATGCCATGGACTTGATTAAACAGGATGTAGTTGAGGCCCGTGCCGAAGCTACTCGTGAACCAACACCAGCAGTACAATCACCACCACAGCCAGATGAGAATCTACAAGCGTGGTTAGATCGTAATGATTGGTTTGGTCAAGACAAACGAATTACAGACATCACAAATACAATTGGTAAGTCTATTACCGAAGAGTTCCCTACCCTTAAAGGTAAGGCATTCCTAGACAAGTTAGATGAAGAATTAGCTACCACGTTCCCAGAACGCTTTGGTAAAAAGAAACGATCTAATCCTATGGATGGATCTGCTGCTACGACAACCTCTGGTCGTCCTAGCTCTGCTAAGAAATCATATGAGAACCTACCTACAGAAGCTAAGGCCGCTTGCGACCGTTTTCTTAAGCAGGGTTTAATTAAGAGTAAAGAAGCCTATGTCGCTGAATACGACTGGTCAGAATAAACAAGAGAGAAAGACAATCATGGCAACAGATAAAAAACTAGCAGTCGGTGAGTTTATTAATCCAAATACAACCACTGTTAAGGAACAACAAGAAGAAGTCAAGACACCCACTGTGTCTAATGAGAAACCGGTACGTCGCAATCGTGGGGCGTTTAACGGGACACGTGGTAAGTTGCAAGTAGGAAATCTTATTACAGGATATCACTTGTACTTTTTTAATGATGAGCCGGGTCGCATTCAAGCGGCTCTTGACGCTGGCTGGGAATTTGTCTCTCCCTCAGAGGTAGGATATGCTGCATCGAACGTTACAAATACAAACGTCGATCTTGGAGATAGAGTAAGTGTTATTGGTAGTAAGAATGATATGGGTCAACCAGTCAAACAGATCTTGTTAAAGATTAAAGAAGAATGGTGGGACGAAGATCAAGCTGATATCCAATCACGCAATGACAAAACAGATGCTTCCATTCGTAGAGGTAAAGGTGGTTCAGGAGTTGATACCACTGGATTCTATAATGCAGGCATTAAATATTAATACTAATCTTATTGAAAGACTTTAAATGGCAAATACAAACGCCCCTCGTGGTCTAAGCCCAATCGGTACTATTACCGGTGGAACTTGGAATCAGCAAGGCCAAACGTTCGCTATCGCTACTGATGCTTCTAACACATACGCCATTGGTGATGTTGTAAAGCTCGCTGGTGGTTCTGATGCGTATGGTGTTGCATATGTAAACAAAGCAGCTTCTACTGATATTCCTGTTGGAGTTATCGTTGGTTTCCGTGTAGCGGATTCTGGTGTATCCCTTCAAGGTACTAACCTTAACCTAGCACAACTCTATCTCGGCTTAAGTGCCGGTTTACGTTATGCTGTAGTTGCAACTGATCCTAATATCATCTATGAAATTGAAACAGATGCTACTGGTGTTGCTGCTGCTAACGTTGGTGCAAACGCTGGTATGACTATTACTGCCGATCAAACTTCTACACTGTCACAGTCTAGTCCTTTGTCAAGCACAATTCTAGTTGCTTCATCTATTAAAGCTCAAGGTACTTCAGGTTCATTGGCATTACCATTGACAATTATCGGCGTATCGCAACGTCCTGATAACTCAGTTGGCGCCTATGATAATGTACAAGTTATCTTTAATCGTCATCAATATAAGCAAGCCCAAGGCACTGCTTAATAACTAGATAACAAAGGAATAAAAACATGGCAGGCGTAATCACAACCGGTACCCATCCTAAGGCCCTATGGCCTGGTATTAAAGCTTGGTGGGGCCAAGTATACGAAGAGCATCCAGAAGAATATTCTTCACTCTTTGATAAAGAATCATCACATCAAAACTACGAAGAAGATGTCCAGTTAACTGGCTTTGGACTCGTTCCACAAAAAGCTGAAGGCGCTGGTACTACCTACGATTCAGAGATTCAAGGTTTCACAACCCGCTACACACACATTGCATACGCTCTTGGTTACATCGTAACTAAAGAAGAGTTGGATGACAATTTGTATGAGCAAGTCTCTAAGAAGCGTTCTGGTGCATTAGCAATGTCTTTCCGTCAAACGAAAGAAAACGTTGCTGCTAACATTTACAACCGTGCATTTACTACAGGTACCAACCAACAGTATGCTGGTGGTGATGGCGTAGCTCTTTGCTCCACAGCACATCCTAATACTTCTGGCGGTACATTTGCTAACAAGTTAACAGTTGATGCTGACCTCTCCGAAGCTTCTTTGGAAGATGCAACAATCGCTTTGATGGGCTTCCAGGATGACCGTGGCCTCTTGATCAATGTAATGCCTAAATCATTACACATTGCTCGTCAAGAGATCTACAATGCTGGACGTATCCTTAAATCAACTAACCAACCTACCAACGGCAACAACGATTTAAACATCTTGCGTGCTAACAATGTATTCCCAGGTGGTGCAGTTGTTAACCATTACTTCACATCTCCTCATGCTTGGTTCATCCGTACTAACGTACGTGATGGTATGAAGTATTATGAGCGTGTTGGTGTACAGTTCGATCAAGATAATGATTTCGATACCATGAATGCTAAGGCAAAAGGTTACGAGCGTTATTCATTCGGCTGGACCGATCCACGTGCTATCTTCGGCTCTAACGGTCCGTAATAGTAAGTAATTAAGATGAGGGGGTCAAAAGCCCCCTCTTCTAGTTTCACCCCACAATATTAATTAAAAGGATTTATAATGGCCTCTTTATTTCGTGATACAAAACTAGGACTAGTTAAAACTGTTCAAGTAGATTCTACAATGTCTGGTTACACAGAGATTGCTAAGATTCCTAAAAATTCCCGCATCCTTGGTTTCATTGTCAATGGTGCACCAATTGCTTCCGCAACGTTATCGTTGGGTAGCACAGCTACTGCTACAGAATATGTTAACGCATATAGCTTAGCAAGTGGTTATGCAAACTTTGTTAATGATGTAGATAGCACTGCCCTCGGCACTGTAACAACTACTGACTCTTCTGTATACGCTATTGTTAGCGCAACTTCAGGTGTTTGGCAAGTTTCTATTCTATTCTCAGCAACTTACTAATTAGGAGGTTAACATGGCTAACGTCGTTAACACTCAAATTATTATGGATGGCAATCGAAATGCCGTCGTTAAAGTTACTGGAGTATTAGATACATCTAACGTAGCTGCTTCTGGCACATTAGGCACTGCTTCATCTGGTGCTACTACTATTAACTCTAAAGTTATTACATTCACCGCTGGTGGTTTAACACCAACTGTTGGTCAGGGTGTTACAGGTACTGGAATACCTGCAAATGCTTATGTTGCTGTTGTAAACAGTACAACACAAGTAACAATGAACGTAGCTGCTACAGCAACTGGTAGTTCATTAACTTTCTCATTAGTAGCTGGTAGTATTATTATTGTTGATCCAATTAACTATGCTTTGATTCCTACAGGATTTAGAATTGATCATCTTGATTATTCTATTTCTGATCCACTAGAAGTTAGATTGCTTTGGGATGGTAGTACTCAAGTAGATATTATCCCTGTAGCTGGTCGAGGTAAGATGAGCTTCTGGAACTTTGGTGGTTTACAAAACAATGCACCTAGTCCTACTGGTCGTATTGCCTTAACAACTACTGGATATAATACTACATTAGGAACAACACCTTTGGTGTTCTCCGTAGTACTTGAACTGGTTAAACAAGGCGTTCAGTAATGCAGGTTGCAAATAGCAACGCTAAAGAACTACACCTATCCGCTACGGTTATCCGTGCGGATGGTACTGTAGTTGAATTAGGCGTTATAGATTATTGGCACAAGAATCCAATCAAACGTTTTATTTGGAGAATTAAAAAATGGCTACACTCTTAACAAACTCAGGTCACGCAATCGTTACCAACCGCATTAACGGTGCAGGTACCACTCCAAGCTACGTTGCTTGGGGAACCGGTGCTGGTACAACAGGCGCAACTGATACAACGTTATTTACAGAAGTAACACCACGAGTAAGTGGAACTACTTCACAACAAACTACTACAATTACGAATGATACATTCCAAGTTGTAGGAACTCAAACTGCTGCCACTGGTGAGACTATTACCAATGCTGGTATCTTTGATGCTTCAACATCTGGTAATTTATTTATCAAAGGTGACTTTACTGGTATTGCTTTAAACAGTGGTGACAGTATTCAGTTTACATTTAAATGCCAGTTTAGTTAATTATTAATATAAGAGGTAATATATGGCTTTTGTAATAGCTGATCGTGTACAGGAAACCACCATTGTTGTAGGAACAGGCACAGCAACATTGCTTGGTGCAGCAATTGGTTATCAATCATTCTCGGCTGGAATAGGGGCCAGTAATACCACCTACTACGTTATTGCAGATCAGTCTGGTAGTAACTGGGAAGTAGGTTTCGGAACATTAGATGCGACAGGTCTTATTCTCACAAGGACTACGATCCTGTCGTCTTCTAACTCAAATTCAGTTGTTAGTTTCCCAGCGGGAACTAAGAACGTCTGGTGTGATTATCCCGCCAAAAAAGCAGCACTACAAGATTCATTAGGTCTTGTTACCGTACCAGTATTACAAACGAGTTCAACATCAAGTGTAACTCCTGTATTAACTTTTAACGGCGCTACTACAAACTATGCAGCAGGTGTTGCTGTGTCAGGTAGTTATTTACAAACTATCTTACAAAACTCTAGTGCTACTGCAGGAGCTTCTACAAACTATGTCTTAAGTAATAACTTAGGAACAGACTCTACCTACTATGGTGAGTTTGGTATGAACTCTTCTGTATTCAGTGCTTCTACACCGTCTGATTTCTTTAGCATTAACAATGGTGTTTATTTCTCAGGGCACGATGGTGATATAACTGTCGGTTCAGGTAATGGTTTTAAATACTACATGGCTTGGGGTACTGCTGGTCAATCTGCCCACGTAATTAATGCAACTGGTGCTATTGGCTTATCTACAAACTTAGGCACTACTCCTGCCCTTAGCGGGACAACTGGCTTTGGTACTTCAGGTCAAGTATTAACAAGTGCAGGTAGTTCTGCATCTCCTACTTGGACAACACCTACTACAGGTACAGTTACTTCTGTAAGCGGCACTACTGGTCGTATAACAAGCACAGGTGGCACAACCCCTGTAATTGATTTAGCTTCAGGCGTAGCAACGGCAGGGACTACTGGCTCTAGCACTTTAATTCCTGTAGTTACCATTGACACTTATGGGCGTGTTACAAGTATTACAACTGCTGCAAACCCACAAGGAACTGTAACTTCAGTAACTGGTACTGCTCCTGTTGTGTCTAGCGGCGGTGCAACTCCAGCTATTTCTATGGCAGCAGCCACTACATCTGTTAATGGTTATTTAACCTCTACAGATTGGAATACTTTTAATGGCAAATCTCCCGCTGCTGGTTCTTCAAGCATTACAACTACAGGTACAGTTACTTCAGGCACATGGTCTGCTTCCTTTGGTGCGGTAAGCGGTGCTAACTTAACTAACATTACTGGTGCTAACGTAACAGGAACTGTAGCCAATGCCACTACAGCAGTAACAGTATCAGGAGCTACACAGGCTTCTATTACCTCAGCAGCCAACTTAGCTACTGTAGGTACAATTACTTCAGGTACTTGGTCAGGTTCATTCGGTGCAGTATCAGGTGCTAACTTAACATCATTAAATGCTTCTAACCTGTCTAGTGGTACTGTAGGTACAGCACGTTTAGGTTCAGGTACAGCATCTAGCTCTACCTATCTTCGTGGAGACCAGACATGGGCTACTATCTCTGCAGGTGCTCCAGGTGGTTCTAACACACAAGTACAATATAACTCTTCAGGCTCTTTTGCTGGTTCTGCTAACTTTACTTTTGATGGTACTAACATATTAGTAGCAGGTACAGTATCAGGTGGTTCTGATGAGAGACTAAAGACTAACTGGCGTAATGTACAAGATAATTACATTACAAAATTAGCTAATGTTAAAGCAGGTATTTTTGATCGTACAGATCTAAACATTACTCAGCCTGGTGTGTCTGCTCAGTCGTTGAGAGAAGTATTACCAGAGGCCGTCCTAGAAGACGAGAATGGTATGCTATCTGTTAACTATGGCGGTGCGGCATTATTATCTGTTATTGAGTTAGCAAAAGAAATAGTTGCATTACGTGTTGAACTAGAGGCCTTAAAGTATCCTAGAACAGGAGCTTAATTATGTTTGGTAATGAACCAATTTCATCAACACCATTATCATCATTACTTCAAAGAGCACAGACTTATTTTAAAGCATTAAGTTATGTAACAACGGTTGCGTCTAATATTTCAAATAGAGCAATTAATAAAATACTAGCAATTACTACTGCTATTACTTTAGCAATAGTTAAATTTATTAGTGTTACTAAATCTGTTAACACTACAGTAATAAGTACATTAAATAAAGTAACACTATATCTTAAAACATTAACAGTAACTGTTTTAAATACGATAAGTTTATTAACGCAACGTATTGTACATCAAACATTATCAGTTGTAGTATCAAATGTAATTTTAATAACTAAAGCAATTGCTAAAATCTTTAGTACTATACATGATACAATGATTATTGTATTAACATCGATGGCATTCCACCTTGTTGGTATATCTGTGTTATCTACTGTAACACCAAGTGTACGACGAACTTTAAGCAAGACGATAACTCTTGTTGGTACTGTTAGTTCTTCTATGTATAAACTAATTCCTAGAGTACTAACAAGTATTACTACTACAACGAATAGTCTAATACGTGGTTACTTTAGAACATTATCAGTTCTTGTTAATCTATTTAAGAATGGATGTCAAGCTGGTATTGCTATTGCAGGTCTAGCTATTGCTGGTGATACTAATAATGTTACATTGAATGCCCATCTAATACGTGGTTACTTCCTTACAGCAGTCTCTACGATTACAGTATCACTTAAGAACCTACAAGAACGTGTTTATTCTGTTATAGTAAATTCTACAACTTCATTAGTTAAGATGGTCTTAAAGCCTCTTACTATTGTTGCTAATACTATAATTACTAAACTATGGAATCTAAAAATCTCCTTTATAGTAATTGTTAATAATGTTAAGCAAGGTTGTATAGCAGGGTTGGCAGTTGCTGGAATAGCAATAGCTGGTAATGCTAATGATATTACATTGATGTTAAAGGTTATACGAAATAGAACAATGACTACTATATCTAATATATCTATTATTATGGATAAAGGATATAAAAAGTTATTAACATATACAAGTATAGTTACTAGTATTGCATTACGTAGATTGTCCATGTTTAGGACATTGTCTGTAACTTCAACAATTATAGCTAATGTGTTTTGGACTGTCATTACTAAGTTTGGTGCTGTTGCTGACAGAACATACTTTGCTTATGAGCGTATGCGTACAATAGTACTTGTAAAAGTACGAACTATCTTTGCTAATAAAGGCGATAAGAATGGCTAATAGTTTTACATATAAAATAACAGATGAGAACGAGTTGTTCTCGTTTGATTACAGCCCGGTTCTTGCGCCGGCTGAGACAATAAGTTCTGCTACTTGCAATGTTATTGTAATGAATGGAACTGATACTAACCCAACTGCAATACTTCTAGGTACTCCAGCTATTACCGGATCTAAGGTATCCCAGAGGGTATACAATGGTATAAGTGAAGTAACCTATCGATTAGAGATGGTTGCTTCTACAAGCTATGGTAATGTATACTCAGTAGTTGGTGACCTTCCAATTTATGCCTCTAATCTGGTGTAATCTATGAGCTATCAAGCCAATTATACCAGAGGTCTTTGGAAGTGTGTTTGTGAGGCCTGTGGTAGAGTGTATAAAAATACACAACTACGACAACGCTGGGATGGTTTCATGGTCTGTGAAGATGATTGGGAACCAAGACAACCACAAGACTTTGTACGTGGTGTAGCAGATTATCAAGCACCACCATATACAAGACCGGAACAGGCTGATCAATTTGTACCTGTATGTACTCCAAACAGTATGTCCGCCTATGCAGGTTGGGGTCAGGCTGGGTGTGCTATAGCAGGCTTTATATCTCCGGCATTTGATCCAACTGCCAATGCTAATGACTATAACTAAAGCTGCTATGCGGCAACCGATAAGGACTATATTATGAGTAGTACAACCTTTGTTGATGGTGTAACAACCATCCTATCTTCCTGGCTTAACGATGTTAATACTGAGACATATGTTAATACTCATGTCAATTCATTAACTGGAACATCTGGACAGGTTAATGTATCTAGTAGTACTGGTAACCCAACAATTTCATTACCATCTACATTAACTGGTGTTAGTGTTAGTGGGTCATCTGGATCATGTACTGGTGCAGCTGCAACAGCTGGATCTGCTACTAATGCAGCTAATTTAATTACTACAAACTTTAGTATTAAAGAAGTTAGTGGTAAATTATATTTCTATTATGGAACAACACAAATTGCGTCATTAGATTCTTTTGGCAACTTTACAGCATTGGCTACAATTACCTCTGCTGGTACACCTTAATTTTAGGAGTTAATTAAATATGGCAACAACAGCAATCGGTAGTACTGGAGTGACCTTTCCAGATGCTACTGTACAAGCATCAAAAGCATTACCTGGAATTCTTGGTCAAGCATTTACATCAAGTGGCACATTTACTATTCCTGCTGGAGTTACTGCAATTAAAGTCACAGTAGTTGGTGGTGGTGGTGGTGGTGCTGGTAGTAGCGCACAAGCCGCAAGTGGTGGCGGTGGTGGTGGCGGAACTGCTATTTCTTATTTAACTGGATTAACTCCATCTGCGACTTTAGCAGTAACTCTTGGCGGTGCTGGTAGTGCTGGTGGTAGTGGCGGTAATGGTGGTTCTGGTGGTACTTCACAAGTTGCAAGTGGAACACAAACTATTACAACTATTACTGCAAGTGGCGGTAGTGGTGGTATTGCGGCTAATGGTGCTTTCAGTGGTGGCAATGGGGGTGCTGGCGGTGTTGGTTCAAATGGAACTTTAAACATAGGTGGTGGTGGCGGTGGCGGTGGTGCTAGTAATCAGGGTCCTTGCAATTCATCTTCACCACAAGGGGGTGTTGGTGGTTCTTCAACATTAGGTGGTGGTGGTGCTAGTAGCGGATCTGATACTACTGGAAATGCTGGAAGGTCTTATGGTGGTGGTGGTAGCGGTTCTTCTAGTTATGCCAGTAATCATGGTGGTTCTGCTGGTGCGGCTGGTGTAATTATCTTTGAATGGTAATAGGAAAATAAAATGACAACTCAAAATTACTTAATGATTCCTACTGCTACTAATGTAGTAGAAAATGTTTGCGTATGGGATGGTGATGTAAATACTTGGACACCCCCAGCAGATACTTTAATGTTAGTCCAAGCAACAACTCCAGCTATGGTATGGCAACCAGTTATTGTTGATGGAAAAATAACTGATTATGTTCTTACAGAACAAATTGGTGCTGGTTCTATTGGCTTTACTTGGGATGGTACTAATTGCATTACTACTGAAACAAAACCATCAATGCTTGCACAAACACCAGCAAATGCTCAGCCAACAACAAGTGGTACAACTACTATTTAATTATGGTTATTAATGTTCTTCCAAAACACTCCATGGTATATGGTGGTTCACAGGTAAATATTTATCATGCTAATAAAGGCGAAGGAATACCTATGCACAGCCATGCTTATTCTCATGCCACTATTTGTATGAATGGTTCTTGCAAATTAACCCAAGAAAATAAGTCAGTAATAACAACTAAAGATTCAATCCCTGTAAACCTTCTTGCTGGTAAGTTTCACGAAATCGAAGCCCTAGAAGATGGCACAGTATTTGTAAATGTATTTGCAGAAGGAAAGTATTAATTAAATTATGAATGCAGAAGCTCTTGAGAACCGTGTGGTTCGCTTAGAATTTAAAACAGACAACCATGAAGATGAAATTAAAGAGCTTCGTAAGTCCGCTAATGATCTGTCAAAAGCCATGGCAAGTATAGAAAAGAATCTAGCACAGATTAAATATATTGCCATAGGTGCTCTGGCTGTAGTAGTAACCCAGTCCCTTGGACTTGATCGTGCAATTAAACTATTATTTGGAGGCTAAATGTCTACAACCTTTACAGTAAGCCGTGATCAGATTATCCAGTTAGCATTACGCAAGCTTGGTGTATTGGAACTTGGTGACACTCCTGATGCAGCTACTATAGCTAATGCATCACTAGCTCTTAACTTATTTATTAAACAGATGGCAACATCTGGTTTAAAGTTATGGAAAGTTAATGAGTTAGTATTACCCCTTGTTGCTGGACAGACTGAATATGTTATTGGTCCATCTAGTACAGGTACGGTAGCTCTGAATACAGATAAACCACTTAAAGTAATACAAGCTTGGTTACGTAATGTAACTGTAACACCATCTACGGATGATGTGCAGATACAGTTGCTAAGCAAACAAGAATACAATATGTTAGGTTCAAAGTTTAGTACTGGAACACCTAACTCCTTGTACATGGATGTACGTAATACTACAAGTAATGTATACCTGTATGTTACACCAGATTCATATACACAGTCTAATCAACAGTTACACTTTATTGTGCAACAACCGATGGCTGACATTATGACAGCACAAGCTATCCCAGACTTCCCGACTGAATGGATGAACGTTCTTGTCTGGAACCTTGCTGATCAGCTAGCTATTGAATATAGTGTTCCAGGTAATCATCGTCAAGAGATTGCTTTGCGTGCTAAGATTTACAAAGAAGAATTAGAAGGATGGGACGTTGAAACTTACTCTACATTCTTCCAACCTGACATGAGAATGGGAAGATCTTCTTCTAACAACCTACCATAATAGGATACTATGCCAATTGCAAGACTACCTTTAGCACAACCAATAGAGACTCGTGATGGTACCTTGGCAAAGGATTCTAAGTGTGTCAATGGTTACTTTGAGACTGTTGGACAGAAGCGAGAGTTTATTAAACGCCCAGGTATAAAAGATACCGGTGCAACACTTGCCAATGCACAGGGACAAGGATTATATAACTTTAATGGTTTGTTATTTGCTGCGGTGAATAATGTTCTATATAAGATTAATCCTACAACTTATGCTGTAACTACTATTGGTACTATGACTGGTACTATAGGTGGTATAGTACAACAGTGTTATTTTAATAGCACACTTAACAACACATACTTGTTTGTACAGAACCAAGTAAATGGATACACATACAATCCAGCTACTGGCGTTTTTGCTAAAGTTGTTGATGATGGTATTACCGTTGTAACTATTATTACAGGTGGTAGTGGATACACTGCCCCTGCTGTTTCCTTTTCAGCACCTAGTGGTGGTGGAACAACAGCTACTGGAACTGTACAGTTTACTGGTGGTGTAGTTACTGGCATTACAATCACCAATCCAGGCAGTGGATATACGTCTAGTGATACATTAGTAGTTACTATCACTGATGGTGGTCCAGGTGTTAATGCAACTGCATCAGCTTTGTTAAACGGATTCCCTGCAGGTCCTTATGCAACAGGTGCTATTTATCTAGATACTTATACTGTTATTGGTGGTACTAGTGGTGAGATATATACATCTGATCCTAATAACCCTACAGTATGGAATGCCCTTAATTTTATTACAGCAGAAGCAGAACCCGATGGGTTAGTTGGGATTGTTAAACATCTTAACTATGTATTAGCTTTTGGTCAGTGGTCAACAGACTTCTATTATGATGCTGGTTCATATCCAGGCTCTCCCCTTGCAATTGCAACACCGTATCATATTGAATTAGGATGTGCTAACGGAGATTCTATCTGTTCGTTTGAACAAACAACAGTCTGGATTGGTACTGCTAAAGAGCAGGGACCCTCGGTATACTCTATCATGGGTGTATCACCGTCAAAGATATCAACACCATTCATTGATCGTATTCTAAACAACAGCACTCTTACTGATGTCATTGCATACCCATTACGAA